CACCGCACCGGCAGAGTTGGGCGTCACGCCCGCCCGGTCATAGCCTCGCAAGGCATTTTGTATGTTGTCGCCAAATGCGGTATTTCGCAGCCCCGCAGCGGTTTTGCGAAGTGCAGTTGTTGCGGCTTGCCCAAGACCTTCGCCCACCGCGCCGCCGAAAACATCAACGCCGCCCTGCAAGACCTTTTCGCCGGTGCCGCGTGTGTCTACGGTGCCAAGTAATGGCCCGGCCAAAAAATCATAAAGGCTTCCGGCCATGCCGGTTCCTACACCAGCACCGACGACAGCACCCAGACCTGGCCCAACAGGACCAGAGACGACAGCACTCGGCGCTGCCATCACTGCGCCAGCTCCCGCACCGATGCCGCCACCCACCATTTCAGCGGTTTCCCGGCCAACGCTCGCAACGTCGCCAATGTCAAGCCCCTCGGGATTGTAGAGTGTCAAGCGCCCCGTGTTGCCGTTGAAGAACATGAAATTATCTTCACCGAACGGCTGTGCGTCAGGGTAGAAATTACGAAGCGTTGCAAGACGGTCTTCAGGCGTGTGGGCAGAACCAACGGACTGGCGGACACCAGCGGGCGCACCCGTGGTCTTGTCCATGATCTTTTCAAGGTCAATCTGAACATCCGAAAGGTAGGAATTGCCAAGTTCAATAATTTCTTCAGCCATCGTTGTTCACCAGGGCAAATGAGGTTCCATCAGGGCGAATGTAGACCGGGTAGCCCTCGGGCGTATAAGTTCCCGTGAATGTGCCGTCGTCTCGCACGGGTGCCGGTGCAGTTGGTGCGTCCTGGGCCGACCCACCGTCCTGCGCGGGCTGAGCGATACCATATTGTTCGTCAAGGATAGTTCGGGCTGCACCGAGTTTCTCTGAGATAACGTCAAACTGCGCTGCGAACCCCTCTGGTCCCATCAGTATTCCTCTGGAAAAGAATGATGTTGGGTCGGCTGTCATGTCTTCGAGCAAATCCATGTCAGGCCCAGTGAGGACGCCAAGTTCAAACAGCTCTTTCATTTCCATCATCAGGTCTGTTCTGGCTGCGGCTACTTTAATGCTTGCTGGAGAAGTCGGGTCCAGAAGTTCTTCCCTGCCGAGCATTTGCCCGTTTGGCATTAGAATACTCCGGTAGGCGTTAAGGGCCGCCTCGACCCTGCTAATAACTGTGTTGCCTGCGTTATAGGCGCGCTGATCCTCCAGCGGGAGTTCATCAGATTTCACGACTTGAACGCCACCGCTCCTGTCGTTCACCGTAGGCGTCTCTGCTACCGGAGATGCGTCTGTTGGCATCGGGGGCGCACCAATAGTCCCATCGGATGGCAAAATGAACGTAGGCTCAGGAAACATGCTCATGTCCGGCGTGATGTACGTTGTTGTATTTGTTGCTGGATTGTAGCTGTATTTCGGAGCGCCCAAAATGCTATAAGCAATAGCATAATCCTGAGAGTTGGAGTCGGCGGTGCGGAGAGTGTTGATGAGTTGAATGTCCATCGCGCTCCCACCAAAAGGAGAGCCGCCGCCATCTTCAGGCATACCTGAAACCATGCCAACGGCATCGGTGTCCCACATAAACGTCTTTTGCCCCGTGTTTGGGTCAACCACTTCCACCAACCTCCGCGCGGGGGGAGCATCAGGCGTTTTCCCATAGTTGGGGTCATAACCCGGAAGCGGCTGGATGCCCGCTGCGGGATTGTTCGGGTCCACAGGGCCAAAGCCTGTTGGGATGTTGATGCCGTCCCACGGGTCGGTTTCTCGGTATTCCGTCCATCCGTTTGCAATTGCGTCGTTATACGTTCCCATCACAATTTCGCCTGTTGGCGTCTTAAATGTGCCGGTCTGATTGGATTTAAGCAGGTCCGGCTGCGCAAACAGACTGTCACCCAGCAAGCCCATACCGATTTCAGGCGGCGCGAGGCGGATAAACTCCATCTGTTCGGGCGACATTCCAGCGCCAAACTCGGGGCTTTCCATGTAAGCCTGCATAGCAGCCTCACGTTCACGCTCTGCCATCATGTCCTGCATCTGCATCTGCTGGTCAAGGCTCTGCTGCATCATCGGGCCAGCCTGTGCCAATCCCTGCGCCATGATCCTGCCGTATTGGCCGGGGTCGGTTGAGGGCGCGCCCGCTGCCATCATTGTACCGCCCAACAGCCCAAGGGACTGCATACCGGCCTTGTAACGCATATCTTCTGGATACGGGCTGTTCGTCTGCTGGAAGAAATCAAGAATACCCATTAGCCTATCAAACCTCCAAGGAGTCCAACACCTGCGCCGATACCTGCACCCCACGGTCCTGGGGCAATCATTGCGCCCGTTGATGCGCCCGAAAGCGCACCGCCAAGGCCCATTGCAAGACCGTTGCTGTAGATCGGCTGATTGGCCGCGCCGGTCGTGGTGCCGCCATAGTTGCCGCCGATACGTGCCAAGTAGTCATTCAAGAGCATGTCAGGCATCGTTTCGTTGTAGTTGAACCGGGCGATGTCTGCATTGAGCACGTTCTGTGCCTGACCCTGCCGCTGTGCGCCGACCTGACCAAGCTGGGCAATGTCAACGTAATCCTGGTTCGCAAGGCCCGGTGCAAGCTGCGCCGCCTGCATCTGCCGCCCGCGCTCGTTCTCGTATGCACCAAACTCCACAGGGGCCAGCCCTTCGGTGATGCCGCGCCCAAGGCTTTCGGCATACCCGGCAGACGGGCCACGGTTGCCCGCGTTGTAGATCGAATCCACACGCTGGCGCACGTCACCCGCGACACGATCCGACAGTGCCGGAATGGCCTCGTTCATGTAGCCACCGTTCAGGGTGTCATAAACGCTGCTCTGTGCCGCGAAGTTTAGGGGGTTGCCCTGCATGGCGCGGTTTTCACCGGCCTGCAACGCCATCTCTGTCTGAGGCGCGAACGGCGTAACCGTGGATTCAGGGAAATAGGCAGGACCGCCGCTGCGGTAGCGGTTCTGTGACTCCCTGAAAATGTCCTGAAGGTAGGGAGCCTGTGCCGACCACGGCTCTGCCGTCTCGGTCCGCGTGGTTGTTTGCTGTCCGCTCTGTCCACCGCCAGCCATTAGTAACGCCCTCCACCGCCAGCGGGGCCGCCGCTCTGGCCTCCCGGTCCTCCGGGAGTGCCCCGGCCTCTGTTCATGCCGGGGCCAATACCGGGACCGGACGGCCTGCCTCTGTTCACGTTGGGGCCAAGCCCTGCGGGGCCACGCTGCCCACCACCGAAGCCACCGCCACGACCGGGACCGGCAGCGCCATCACGGCCACCCTGCCCACGGAACGGCGCACGGGGCGACAACAGGCCCTGCGGCTGCATAAGTGCCATGGGTGCCTGAGTCGGCATCACACGCTGCTGCTGCGGCACGTTGAACGTGCGCGGGATGATGGGTGCCGACTGATTCGCGAACATCTGGTTCCCGCTGGGCTGATACCCGTTAAGGAAACGAGCCGTCCCGAAATTCAGTGGATTTCCGATGAAGGGATACATGGTAGGGTCTTCCTTACGTGGACTTGACATTGTTCATAATCAGGGAGGGCGCGGAGCCATCCCTTGCGGCCCATGACTTCGACTGCATCGCACTCGTGCCAAACGGCCCATTCCTCCACAAACGGGAGGTTTTCTCTCAGGTCATCCAGATCACCGCCCGCCAGGACAATCAGGCACGTCCTGCGGCGCGGGTACTGAACTAGGGTTGTGACGGCCACAGACTTGTCCGTGGCCCACATCTGCATTTGCCCCGCCCTGACGGCATCAAAAATGTCTGTCAGTTCGTATTCGCCGTTTCCGTAGGACAGAGCCTCTTCGATCCTGCTAACGTGCTTGGGCCACGCCTCTGTGATCCCGCTTGATGGTACGCCGATCATGGATTGAATGCCCTCGATTTTATTAAGCCTGCGGCGGAAATGGCGGGAGCCGCGCACAATGGCGGGACGATGATATATGTGTAAATCATACCGATGCCGTCCAGTACCAGACAGGCTCGCCGGAGGTGGCCCATGTCACAGGAATAATCGTCGATGTCATTGTTCCGGCATACCAATCGCCAACAGTCGTCCCCGGCGTTAGCTGCACCTTGGTCGGGGTGCGGCTCAGACCATGGGTAATATTGTCGGTGGTGGCCGCGCCGGAGACTGTGTGGACGCCCTCGGCTCGCATAACGATGCCGGTGTCAACGCCGAATTTGTAGCTGGCCGCGGTGGAGTAGCTGGCAGGGGCAGTCGTGTGCCACGCATTGTTATCGAACTGGTACTCGCCAAAATTTGAAGCATGGCTTGAGCGCGTGTTCCATGACCCAGCGGAAGGCGTTCCACGGTCAATGTTATTGGTGATGACTGCGTGATTGACACTATCCATATCAATGCAGCAAACCGTGGCGTTTTGAAAACCGCACCCGACAACGTGCAGGGTGTCGAGCTGCTCGTCAGCGTCAGCCTCGACTAGAATAGCGATGGTGGCGTAGTTGAAGAAGCACGATGAAAACATCACGCTGCTACCGACATCTTTCTTTATTCGAACAGCGGTGAGGCCCGCACTGCCGCCAATGTAGCAGGAGTTGAAGATGTAGTTCGTCGCCTTGTTGTCCATTAAGATTTGGTTGGTCCCACCTTCAGAAATCCAGCATCCGTTAAACGTCAGAAACAGGCTCTCTGAAGCGTAGATGTTATAACTCCCAGTGCAGTACATATGGCAATCCGTGAAGGTGATGCCCTGCGGCCTGTCACTGGAGGCGACCAACGTACTTTGGTAGTCTGTTGAGATTTTGACGCCGCTACAGGAATTACCAAAGCGGCAGTGATGGATGTTGCTGTCGATCATACGTCCGCGGATATGGAAATTAACGCCAGAAGCGTTTGCGACTGAGAACGAGCAATCTCCGATATTGCCGAAATCTCCGTAGGTGTCGAAGAGCGTAACGGCGGCAGTACTGGAGAAGTGACAACGGGCGATGTTAAATTGCCACGCGCCCTTGCCAACCAGAACGGCTCCAGTGACACCCGTCGTAGCGATGGAGAGGTCCAGCATCTGGAACCGCAGGGACAACTCGGTAGAAGTGCCGAAGGCGACATAGGCTTCCGTGTGGTCGCTCGACCCATCTGCGTTGACGGTAACGCTGTCGATCCGGCCATTGGCGTCGATAGTGCAGGTGGCCGTGGGGTCGGTAGAGCCATCACCAAATAGCGTGACGGTCGGTGGGCTGGTGTAATAGCCGGGGTAGGCTACCGTTACGGAATCAATCACGCCCGCCGTAATACCCGCCGAGCCGTAAGCCGTACCTTCCAGTTTGATGACGGCATCGAAATTTGTGGACGCCCTCAGAACAGTAGCGCCAGGGCCTGCGCCCATCAGCGTGACAGGCACAGACCCAGAGTGTGTGATGGCCTCAGTGATCTTGATCGATCCCGCAGGCAACACAACAACACCGCCGCCGTTGGCAACTGCTGCATCCATCGCCGCCTGGACGGCTGCGGTGTCATCCGTGGAACCATCGGCTGTAACACCATAATCCTCTGCTGAGATATTATAGCTATGCCGGGATGCCAGGCGGACCCATTCTGTGCCATCGAAAAATGCAGGAGTAACGCCCGCAGCCTCATTGTTGATGTAGGCCAACGAACCCTCAAAATCCGATGATGACGGCAGCGTTGCCGCAGTGTAACTCGGGAGGGGGACCGCGCTTTCAAGATGCAAGGACAGCAGAAACTCGGAAATCTTGCGGACCCATTCATCCGTGTCGGCGTACTCCCTCGGGACGCCCGAATCCTTCAACGAGACAAGCGATCGCGGTGAATCAACCATTAGCGCCTGCCCTGTCGAACGAACTCAACGTCAATTCCTTGCGCGTGTGTCCATGTCCCGCCGGCTGCGACTGTCGTGGTGAAATCATGGTACCTGCCTGAGTTGTTTTGTGCAGTATCACCGATGTCATTGACCGAAGCCGCTGCGTCGAACGACTGCGTATCAAACAAGTCCTCACGACCTGCGACCTGCGTTGTGACAGTGCCGCCGTCAACCAGAGGTCTGACCCTTTGAACCCTGGACAATGCGCCCTTGTTCAATTCCATCGACCCTGTGGTGAACGTCGCGGCAAGGTTCGCGCCGTTGAACTGGCCGTATTGACTTGACGTATCGAACGCCGCCAGGAGCCTATCCCCACCCGTCCATGAAATCGCATCCAGAGTGAACGGGACTGTTTCCAGATCAGGATACAACGCCCCGACTTCCTCAAGCGTCGTGCCAAGCGAAAGGCCGTCACCGATGCACTCGGCCTCAATATCAGCCGATGACCAGCGGTTTTCGGGCCAGTGGTAGATGAACATCTTGTTTGGCGTCCCGTTGGTGTTTCCTGTGCCGGGGAATGACCAGATGATCGTCTTGTTCAGCGGGTCGATTGCCGCCGAGACGCGGGTACGGTTGGAAATGTCGAACTGCGCCCAGAACTCATTATCAACTTTGTTTTCCCCGATAGGGTGCGACTGCACACCGTCCGAGACATAGAACCCTTCGTCCGAAATGAAGTAAGTCAGCCGCCCAAGGGACACAACGGAACCCGGAATGGGCGTCCCGCGCTTCCTGTCGATAGGGTCGAACCTGAACACCAGAGGCGGGCCGACATACGTCATGCGATAGATCGCGCGTTCGCAGAAAACTAGCCCGTATTCGACACCGCCCACGATGCGCTGAACGTCCCCGCCCTCTTTCAAATCTTCATAATCACACTGCGTATCAGCGTCGGGGTCAAAGTCCGTTTGGTCACGGATACCTGACCACCACACGCGGGACCGCTTTACGCCGTCCGTGGTGTCGTTGGTATGCCCCAGAACCAGGAACTGCCCGACAACATCAAGCGTCCGCGCCTTGGGTTTGTTCGTGGACGTAATCATGTCAGCGAAGGCAGAACCACCTGGCGTAATGGACTGCACGGGGTCATCGTAGTTCGTTGCCACGAATGTCGGGCCGAACTGCGTAAACTGCCAATCGGAATCGTCAGACAGGGAATACCCGCCCGCCTTGGAAACGTCGTTCCATGTGTCGGCAATCAGGCTATATAGCTTGCTTGCGTCCCCAGCGTAAGCGTAGGTCTGGTGTCCTGCACCCACAGCACCAGAAAAGCCCCGGCAACGCGCATCAAGTGCGCTTGACGTTCCAGACAGGGCCTTCATGGGCTGATAGCTGAAACGGTCGGGAATGACGTTCGTTGCTTCTCTCAGGCCGGGATTGCCGAAGTCGGGGAGGTCGGGGAGCCATTCCCCGAAGGGAATAGTTTTCATCTGGCGGCTCTTCATTGTGCGGCCTCTGCGTCGTTGGATAGAAGGCCCGCGCCTGTAACACCGCCAAGCAGTCCGCTTGCCAAGAGATTGCGGCTGTTCAGGTTCCGGGGATCGAAGCGGGCAAACCGGGATCGGATTTGATTCGCATTATCATCAAACACGATGAAATGCCGCGCATCCTGAGTCCCCGCCATTCCAGGCAGTTTTACGCCGCCGAATCCCTGTCTATTACTGAATACGGAAGCATCCATGTCGATGCTGTCAAATCCGGCCTTCTTGAAAATGTCGGCAATGACAGCGCCGGGAGATGCCATTTCGCCCGTGAAATCGTCGTAAACCTCATTGATGTTTGCCCGCAGAATGGCGTCAAAGTCTGACGCAGATATGCCCCCATCAACAGCGTCATCGTACAGTTTTGCCAAAACGTCATCGCGGGTGAATTGGTCAATCTGCCATTCGTCAAAACTTTCCTGCGTTGCCCGCAGAAGGTCCATGAACGAGCCGCCCTCGCCCACAATGTCTTCCCCGTCATCGCTGTATTTTATGGCATAATCGAAAAATGTTTCACCATCACCGCCAACCCTGACCGGGTTCTCCATGCGCAACCGAGCCGGGTAAACAGTTCCATCATTCTGGATGCCAAGCCGTTCACGAGCGATGGCGTCTAGGGCTTCATCAATCTGGCCTTGAGACAGGTCTGCGGCGTCATCAACATCAACACCCCGGAACGCCCAATAGTCCAGAAGATCATCTGCATCCCCGTCAAACATAGCATCGGCGGACGATTCAATTTCTCTCTGGATTCTGCTTGTAATATCGGGTCCACCGAGGCCCGCGTAATTCTCGTTTACGTCTTCAAGGCTATTGGTGAAGTAATGGTGTGGGCCATAATGCCCCTCCGGGGTGCTGTAGGTATTCCGAAATTCGGTAATATTGCGTGGTGATCCATGCCACGCATCAACCGGAAAATATTGGTCTGCCCGCGCCATCTGACTCGCTGTGTCCATGGGTAGATCATCCGCCACACCCGAAAGCGCGTTGCCCACCTTGCCAACGGTCCCCATCACTCCCGGACCCGGCATCAGGGCGCTATCACCAAACGCCTGCAAATACTCAGGCGACAACCCGCCGTACTCATCAGACACGCCCTGCAATCGCGCCATCTCCTGCGGAATCGTGTTCATGCCAAACCAGCCGCTGCCCTCGCCCTGTCCCGTCAGGCCCTGCCACCAGTTATCGTAGGCGGCAAGCATCGGATCGTTCGGCGTTGTCATGGTCGCCGCGAGCGGGCCTAAACGTGTTTCCATGTTCATGCGCTGGTCGCCATTAGGCGGTGCCATAGCCCTGATCCGGTCCAGTGCGTACTGATAAGCAGGCTTCATGGCGTCGGAACCTCCGAACGCATCGACGCACCAACGGGGAAGCGGTCGCGCTTGTCGGACTTCATCACGCGGGCCTTGCTGTCTTCGTACAACCGACCCCAACGTGCGGCGGCTTCGTCATCCTCCAGGTACATGGCAAGTTCCATCAGGGAGCCGTAAAGCAACAACCCCCGTGCGTTGGAGAACAGCCAATTCGTGTCAGCATCGTCTGAGAGGTCAGTGAACCGCGCCCAATAGAACAGTTTGCCCGTGTGGCTACCGCTTGCGGGATACGGACCAAAGACGAAGTTCTCACCTTCAATGGTGAACGCCTTGGGTGTGCCTTCTGTCCGTGCAATCCTTCGCATCCAGAACTGCTCTGGATTGAGGTAGGTCAAGCGTGATGCGTCGTTGTCCAGAACGAACCGGCGAACGCCAAGAAACCCCGTGGGCAGTGCTGCAGTCTGGGCTGAAATGGTCACGTCTGCGCTGGTTTCCATCGCACGAACGCGGAGGTCCATGGCAATGCGATCCTGCGCCAGTGCGACAAACTCGGGGATGCGCGAGGTCAGGTCGTCACGCTCCGCCCAGTTGGCGATGGCGGATTTTAGTTCGCCGTAATTCGTCAGACTCATTGGAACAACTCCGCGCTGCCGTCATAGCCGTAACGCTTGGGGGGATGGATCACCCGCTGCAAATGGCTGTCGGGGTGGAATGTGACTTTAAGCCCACGGGCACGGGCCAAACCCGCAAGATAGGCAATCGTCGGGACTTGGTATTCATACGCCTCAGAGTTGCCCGGAACGCCCCACACGGCCATATCGTCGGCCTGGAGCATCGCCATTGCCATCATGTAGGCAATCGAACAACTCATGTTCACGCCGGTCATCGCCGCGACTTCGGTCAGCGGGTACGGCTCGGCGGTGTTAATCTCGTGGAACCGCTCCTGCATGATAACGGGGCAGTCAAAGCCGT